AACAAATTCTTGAGTTTGTTAAGTGTAAAGAAGATCCGGTTTATTTTGCAAACAACTATATTAAAATTGTTTCTCTTGATGAAGGTTTAACCCAATTCCATCCATACCATTTTCAAGAAAAGTTAATTAACAACTTCCATGAAAACAGATTCAACATCTGTAAGATGCCTCGTCAGACAGGTAAATCTACAACTGTCGTATCTTATCTTCTTCACTATGCAGTTTTTAACGATAGTGTTAATATTGGCATTCTTGCTAACAAAGCAGCAACAGCAAGAGAGCTTCTGAGTAGGTTACAAACTGCATACGAAAACCTCCCAAAGTGGATGCAACAAGGTATTATATCATGGAACAAAGGTAGTCTGGAGTTAGAAAATGGCAGTAAGATATTGGCAGCTTCTACGTCTGCAAGTGCTGTCCGAGGTATGTCATTCAACATCCTCTTTCTCGACGAGTTCGCGTTCGTCCCGAATCATGTTGCTGACTCGTTCTTTGCATCTGTTTATCCTACTATTACTTCTGGTAAAAACACCAAAGTAATTATCGTATCAACCCCACACGGTATGAATCACTTCTACCGCATGTGGCATGATGCAGAAAGAAGTAAAAATGAATATGTACCAACAGATGTTCACTGGTCAGAGGTTCCAGGTAGAGATGAGGTCTGGAAAGAACAGACTATTGCTAACACTTCTGAAGCCCAGTTCAAGGTTGAGTTTGAATGTGAATTCCTTGGCTCTGTTGACACATTAATCAACCCAAGTAAACTCAGAACTTTAGTATACGATAATCCAAAAACAAGAAATGCTGGATTAGATGTATATGAATCATCAATAGAAAATCATGACTATGTCATGACCGTTGATGTTGCAAGAGGAGTTGGAGAAGACTATTCAGCATTTGTTGTTGCTGATATCACACAGTTTCCTCATAGGATTGTTGCGAAGTATCGGAATAACGATATCAAACCGATGTTGTTCCCCAATATCATCTATGAGGTAGCGAAGAGCTATAATAGTGCGTTTATATTATGTGAAGTGAATGATATTGGAGATCAGGTTGCAAGTATCTTACAATATGACCTTGAGTATCAGAATCTGTTAATGTGTTCTATGAGAGGTAGAGCAGGACAGATTGTTGGTCAGGGATTCTCTGGTAAGAAGACACAACTGGGTGTCAAGATGTCTAAGACTGTAAAGAAGGTTGGTTCGCTCAATCTAAAGACAATGATTGAAGAAGATAAACTTATCTTCAATGACTATGAGATTATATCAGAACTGACTACTTTTATCTCAAAACACAATTCATTTGAGGCAGAAGAAGGATGTAATGATGACCTAGCAATGTGTCTCGTTATCTATGCTTGGTTAGTTGCACAAGACTACTTTAAAGAACTTACCGATCAGGATGTCCGAAAGAGATTGTATGAAGAACAAAAGAATCAGATTGAGCAAGATATGGCTCCGTTTGGATTTATGGATGATGGATTAGGAGAAGATAGTTTTGTTGATGGTGATGGTGATAGGTGGTTTAATGCATCGGAATATGGAGAAACTGCTGGTGGTATGGATTACATGTGGAAATACTAAATGGAAATAGATGATTTAGACAAACAACTTAAACTAGGTCATCTTCTTCTACAGGATAGGAAGTGTAGAGTTTGTGGAGAGATAAAGAATTTGGTTGATGGTTTCTATAGGACTAGAAAAGATAGAGGTCCAGTAGCATCATCATATTCTTATGAATGTAAAGAGTGTACTATAAAGAGAATAGTTGTTAGTAGAATGACAAACACGGTTTTTGATAGATGGGAATATCCAGATTGGTAGTTCGCGTCGTATTTCCCCCGTCAAAACACCCATTTTAATAAATATTTTCAGATAAACTGAGATTCAAACGGAGAGAAACATGGCGACTCCTCAATTATCTCCTGGCGTATTGGTCAGGGAAGTTGATTTAACCGTAGGAAGAGCTGACAATGTTCTTGATAATATTGGATGTATTGCTGGACCTTTTGAAATTGGTCCCGTTGATGAAGCTACAAATATTACCACAGAACAACAACTTATCGAAACCTTCGGTAAGCCCCTGTCAACTGATGCTCAATATGAGTACTGGATGAGTGCCTCATCTTTCCTCTCATACGGTGGTGTTCTAAAGGTTGTAAGAACTGGTTCAACAACTAGCACCCTGATGGTGAACGCAAATGCTGGTGTAGGCATTGCTTCAACCACAACTCTCAAGATTAATAACTACGACGACTATCTTGAGAATCACGCAGACGGCGAAGACACTGATTATACTTGGGCAGCTAAGAATCCAGGAACTTGGGGTAATGGTCTTAGAGTTTGTGTTATTGACGACCTTGCAGACCAAACAATTGGTATTACCACAACTGACCTCGGAAATGCTGGTGCTACGATTGGTTTCGGAGTTACTGCTTCTCTGGTAGGACAAGTCATTGCTGGTTCGGGTTCAACTTCAACCTTTGATGGTTATCTGAAGGGTATTATTACTGGCGTCTCAACTGACTCAACCAACAGCGCATCAACAATTGATGTTAAGGTTGTCTCAAGAGTTTCTGCAGCAGGAACCGAGACCAAGATTAACTATGCAGAAGGAAATGCTGCACAATCATTTGATACCTCTGACACTGTATTCTTTGTCAATAATGCTGGTATCAACACTGGAGCATATGGTGCTGGTTCAGGAACCACTCCCGCAACCGCAGTTGACTGGTACGACCAACAGACTCTTAGCATTGATAGCAGCACAATCTATTGGAAGTCTATTGCACCAAAACCTGTTTCTAATGTATATGTCACTAACAGAAGTGGCGAAGGCGATGGTATCCATGTTGCAGTTGTTGACGATCTTGGAACTATCACTGGAACTCCAGGTTCTCTCCTTGAAAAGCATGTAAGCCTTTCTAAAGCAAAGGATGCTATTTCTAATGTAAATGCTCCTCAGAAGATTTGGTATGAGGGTTATGTTGCAGACTTCTCTGATTATGTTTATGCTGGAAGCAATCCTTCTTCTGCTGATGATACCTTCCATGGAACCGTCCCAGTAGCAACTGGATTCTCTACCGACTTCACCGCAGTCACAACTGGTGATGGTCTCTGGGGTCTGGATGCACAAGATGTTACCTACAGTGCAATTGGTAATGTTGGTTATACACTCGGTGGTGGTGTTGACTATTCCACCAACGGCGGTATGAAGGCAGAACTGAGTAGTTTGATTACTTCTTATGGTCTCTTCTCAAATAAAGATGAGCAAGAAGCAGATTACTTAATCATGGGCCCTGGTTGCACCGAAGAGTTTGAGTCACAGGCAAAAGCAAACTACATCATCTCTCTTGCAAATGAGAGAAAGGATTGTGTTGCTGTTGTTGGACCACACAGAACTAATTTGATTGGTCAGACCAATACAGATACTCAAACCACAAATCTCATCAACTACTTCAGCACCATTTCAAGTTCTTCTTATGGAGTCTTTGATAGTGGTTACAAGTATACATATGATCGTTTCAACAACAAGTTCCGTTACATTCCAACGAATGCTGACGTTGCTGGTCTGATGACTCGCACTGGAATTGTTGCTTATCCTTGGTTCTCACCTGCTGGCCAGCAGAGAGGAATCATCAACAATGCAGTGAAACTTGCTTATAACCCAAGCAAGGCTCAAAGAGATCGTCTCTATCAGGCAAGAATCAACCCAGTTGTTACTAAACCTGGTGTTGGAACACTTCTCTTCGGAGACAAAACTGCTCTCGGATATGCATCAGCATTTGATAGAATTAATGTTCGTCGCTTGTTCCTTACTGTTGAGCAAGCACTTCAGAGAGCAGCAGAAGCACAACTCTTTGAACTCAACGATGAGTTAACAAGAGCAAACTTCAAGAACATTGTTGAACCTTATCTCCGTGATGTTCAGGCAAAGAGAGGTCTCTACGGATTCCTGGTTGTTTGTGATTCCACTAACAACACTCCTGATGTTATTGACAACAATGAGTTCAGAGCAGACATCTTCCTGAAGCCAACTAAGTCAATCAACTACGT